GTAAAATAATCATTGTGCTTTAGAGTATACTGAGAATTAGATTCTGATAGAACATAAAATATTGCAGGAAGAGACTTCTCAGTATCAAAATTAGTAATCAACTCCATGCCTAATTTTTCTGAACCTTTGTCTCCAGAGTTAAGCAAGTCTATAATAAACTGAGATTTAGATATTACTAGACGTTCTTTCACACTATCCAAAGTTTTAGCTACCTCATGAAAATCAATGAGTTTAGCATTTGGATAATCATTAAACATTTTAATCAGAGTGGTCAGTCTTGACAATACTCCTTTTCCATAGTGTCTCCACATTTTATAATTTACTCCTGCTTCATGATGGCTATTTACATCAAATAATATAGATTTAATCTCTTTTACAGGGATACTTATATAGTCAGCATAAGATTCATTTTTAGCTATAGATCTTTTGTTAATTTTACCACTATTGTATTTCTCAAAAGAAGCTTTAATTTTATATCTAGGATAAGTAATACTAGAATGAATACAATACTTACCAGAAGTACCCTCAAAGGGTACTATCTGGCTAGCATAGTAATTTACTAATTTATCCCAATCTGCTTCTGGAACCTTATAACTATTCCAACTACGTTCTACTTTTTCTAAAGTAATCATGCTGCTACTAATTTAACAAGTCTCTGACGCATGCCCATTTCTTTGAATTTAGGGCCTGATTGAAACAGTTCTTTAACAATAATAAAGTTAAGGTCTATACCTAACAGACTGGTCTCAGCAATCTTCTCAATTCTATCAATGTGATCCTTCTTGACAGGATTGGATTTAGCATATTCAATCATATAATTGATAGTACGGTGCGCAAGAACACTGGCAATATCAGCTCTATAATTAATATCATATCCAACACAAGCCTTTACTTCAGGCTCCATCAATAACCAATCTTTATGCATGATTGTTTCAGGAGTAACTAGCTTATCAAGCTTATTATTGATAAACATAATAAACATGCTGGTAACATCTGAACCAATACAGCCTTCACCAATCATCTGGATGAATGGCAGTTTAGCACTGAAGTCTTGGATATTACTGATAGCATTGAAGAAGGTAACTAAGCTACGAGGATTCACTTTATCTCCTTGTACTACTTCTGGGTGAAGCAATATAAAGTTGATACATCTGCCGTCAATTCCTGCAGATTCTGCCCATTTAGCCCAAGACTTTTTATCAAAGCTCATCTCTACAGAGATAAAACGGGTCTTCTGAGCAGCGTCAATCTCATTAACCATATAGTTACCACCACTAGGATTACTAGTTAGTAATACAGTCCAGCCTGGAGGAAGTTTCCAAGAGATATATTCCTGCCTGTCAATCAATTCCATACAAGCCTGAATGAACCTGATATCACCTCTGGTCCAGTCATCAAGAAGCAAAATACCTCCTGTAGATCCTTCTTTATCAGCAATCCAAGATGGAGGACAATATGCCATTCTCTTGTGTCCAGTAAACTTATATCCTTGCTTCTCATAAGTAGAGATAGCATGCTCATCAATCCACAGACAAGAGGCCTCTGCTGCAGTACACATTTCAAACTGTCTGATAGGAAAACCTACCAAATCACCTAGCTCCTCGATCTGAGAGAGATTCAGTTTTACAAACTCCAAGTTATTTTCTCTAGCAATTTGCTCTACAATACTGGTCTTACCAAGACCTGCTTCACCAATAATCTCAACACTAGATGGCTTCTTGCCTACTTTTTGTAATTCAATGTTGTTCTGAATGATAAAATTCAAGAATTCAGATACTTCATTAGGAGTCAGTTGAACTGATTTAGACATATTAACTGGTTATTATTTTTTAGTAATTTGAATTTGTAATCCAGGAAGACTTTCTAGTTTATGTCCACTGCTGGATATTACCCAAAGCATTGGCTTATGGGGTTTGATACTTGGTGGCATGCATTCACCGTCAGTGAAGTATACCATGCTGGTATATAAAGATTTATGCTGATTAAAATATTCAATAGCAGGATCAAAATCAGTTCCGCCATTACCATATCTATCTCTAAGCTTTTGACCTTTATATTTCTCAACATGAGCCATTCCAGAATCTGCATGACCAATAGTTACTTCTGTACCAGACTTATGAATATGATGAATCTGGTCCATAAACTCATTGAATTCAGCAGCACTTACTGAACCTGAAGTATCTACAGCTACAAAGATGTGGTTTCTGTGTTTGATCTTAAGACCAGGACTGCCTTCAAATCTATTAGATTCCTTTCTCTTAGACTTCTTGGTATAATACTTAGTACTATGCCCAGAGAATCTTCTCAAAAAAGCTTTCCAATCTATTACAGCTTCTTCTAACTTTCCGTAAGCATCAATTGCATCTTGAATGTTTCCAGGAAGAACCCCTCTATTTTTAGATAGTTTAGCAGCATCAGACATTTGATGTTGAACCTGCTTGTCCATGAGTTTTTTCTCATGTTCAGAAGAATCTTCAATCTGCTTCCAATCATGATAATTCTGAGACATGTTATCTAGTAGATTATCTAGAGCCTCATTATTACCTTTCATCTGCATTAGCTCCTTATAATACCAATCAGTACCCATTTTAGGAGGCAGATCAAACATATCATGGTGCAAGAATCCACCACCTTCTTTCCACTTATCTTCTATATATTGATTAACCTCAATATCAGCTGCAATGTTAAATACTTTCTTATCTGAATATCTATCTCTCATGGTAGGATGAAAGAAACAGACATGCAGTAGTTCATGTTTTAATATACCATATCTAAGATTATAAGAAAGTTCAGGCCATCTATCTGGATTAATACCAATCTCCATATTAATTCCATTCTTCCTAACTCCCGCAATCTCTACTTCTCTAGTTTCCAACCTATTAAGAGTGCTCAGAAAGATACCATAAAATGGTTCTTTCATGATCAAGTCCCTACTTAGTTTCAGGACATCCATTAAGATATTCATCTCTTTACTTTATTTGAACTGTTAACTAGACTTACTTTTGAAGTCCAGTGTAATCTATCCATTACTTCAGTCATAAGTTCTCTCAATACATTTCTTCTATTTTCAGCAATTGCACAGACATAAATGTCATCAGTGCTATGAACTCCTTTAAACAATAAATAACCGCTGTGCTCTTTAATTCTAAATTCTGCTAGCTTTACATAATGATTCTTACCTTTAAATTGCACATCTATGAATTTAAGCTTTCTGATAGTTAGAATGTCACCGCGAAATCTTAGACCAGATTTCATAATTTAGAAATTAAAAAGGGACCCAGATTTCTCCAGGCCCCCTTTCACAAACAAACAAACAAGCACACTACTTTAACAGGAAATTGATCCTAAGTCTAACCAAATATTTTGACTTTTGTTGACATAGTCTCCTATCTTGACAGCTAATCTGTGATTAGTGTCTTTCCAAGAACTGCCTACAATAGACAAATATATAGGGTTAGTAAGAGTTCCGTCAGATTTGACTCTGCTGATATTTACATATGAAAAGTGCCTATGTAATTTAATCTCAACAATCTTATAAGTACCGTCAAAACAGGTTATATAACTGTTGTCATTTTTAATAGGACTTTTTATAAATCTTTCCCAGCAATATTTCTCATACGTCTTTATAAATCTTTCCCAGCAATATTTCTCATACATCTAAGTCGTCTCCTCCAGTTTTGAAGGTCTCAGCATCTTTTATCTCCTCCAATAAAGCACCTATTTCCTGACCTCTGGGAATTCTGGTCCAGTCTCTAGATGGCAAGCCTTCATTGATATATTCCTCCTTAGTACGATAGCCTTCCTCAGTCTTATACAAGACATTGATTACAGACCTTTTGTTCTTAGAAGGGTTATTAGGATTTTCAAGATTATGAAACTTAATTATACTCTTCTTATAGTTTTCTGAAAATTCAGAATACTTACTTTGCAGCAATTTCTCATATTCTCTCTTATACTCTTCAGGTATTCTAAAACAATAGACTATACTGAACTTGTCAGGATATTCAAAGAATTCCAGATACTTAGAGCTTTCAAGAATACTATATACATTCTTATATCCTTTATCTACCTCATATAAATTGAAATGCAGATAAATCTTATCCTGAAGATCTGTATGACCTTCATGGAATAAATATACTCCAAGAAAACCTGATAATTCATCAAGTCTCAAGTTATGAGGCAAAGCTATCATAGGTAATGCATAGGCATAACCTCTGTTAATTACTCTATTTGTAGATAGCTTAGTTTTGCTCATAACCATCATCAAGAATCCTCCTTTCCCTTTCTAGATCTCTAATAAGGGCTTGGTCTTCAGTGAATTTATCAGGATATCTTGCCAATAATTTGTCAATATTTACTTGAAGAGTATGTGGAGCATTTATACCTGTGATAGTGCACATGCCTGCCCAATACCACATTATATCTCCCATCTCTTCCATTACATTAACCATATCAAGTGGCTTGCCATAAGCATAATGTTTCTTATAGCTGTCTACTAATTCTCCTAACTCAGTCATCATGCCAAACAGCATGTGCTGAATATCTTCTTGTTCGCTAGAAAGCTTGGGGAGAGTCCTGGCTGCTAGCTTCTGATAAGTTTGAATATCCATAATCTACTTTTATTGGATCTGGAATTATATCATTTCCAAATCCTGCTTTCTCACAACTATCCACCAACTTAAGTAGTTTATAGGATTCATAGAACTTTTCTACTCCATCCTGCTCACCATACTTTGCAATGTAACCTTTTAATACTATTGCAGGATAATCAGGCAGAGCAATGTCTGTGAGCATTTTTTCAGCTCCAACCTTGCCTACACCTTGAATACCAGCAATATTATCAGTAGAATCACCTACAATCATCTGAGTCCATAGATTCTTAAGAGCCTGTTCTGGAGTTATTGTAAAGAACATCATCTTCTTGAAATCCAGGAAATTCCCAGGATACTGTAAACAATCCTTGTCATTGGTAGCCATAAAGACTTTAGCATCAGGATACCTTTCTTTATAAGCTGTTCTAGCCATAAAGATCAGATCATCTGCTTCCCAATGTTGGATAAAAAATGCACTCCATTTATCTTTTAGATGAGCCCTAATATCATTAAGATAAAGAGGAAGCACTCTATCCTTGCGGTTACCCTTGTACTCTTTGGTTTTAGCATACTGTTTACGCCATGACTTACCCTCAGTCAGACATATAAGTACACTGTCTGCAGAACATGCATTAGAAATAGATGTGAGAAAACTATCAACTTTGTCCAGAGCCATGCTTAGTGGCTCATCCTTCATTGCAAATGCTGTAGCAAATACTAAGCTATCAACATCACAAATCATGATAGTTTTATCCATTTACTCTAGTTTTAGCAGAGTCTAGCTCCACGTTATACATATCCATAAACTCAGAATACAACTTGCTAATAGCAAAATATTGAGTTACAATACCATTCCACAGAAGTCTGTCACCTTCATCAAGTAACAGTCTTGGTTCCATACCTTTTTTAACTTCATCCAGAGCCAGATCTATATAGATTCTGAATCTGTTAGAGTTATTACTTTCCAAAGACTCCATACACAGGAGTAAATAAGGGTTAAACTGCAGAGTATCAAATACTTTCTGCTTGTATTCTGTACTAAATACCATAGTTATTTGTTTAAATAAGAGTCTAATAACATCAGAAATGTGTCATAGTCAACTACAGCATATTTGCCTTGACATCCAAACTTACCGCCATCAGATTTTTTAGTGTACTTGTGCAGCACTACATTCATGCCAGGAGGCATTTCTGTGATAAGTTTGTGGTAATCAGGACGTTTTGTCTCATTTTTACACTGAATATTAAAGGGACCTGTATTTACGACATCTACCCCAGCATCATCCAGCCTTTTACTCTCATACCTAGAAGATACAGCATCTTTAAAACCAACCTGTTTAAGATCTTTAACTACTTCTCTTTCCCAGTTGTGTCCTGCTGTCCTGTTTCTGTTAGACATTCTATTAAGATTTTAGATTTATCAAGACCATAAGTTTTAGCATAATCAGCTACGTCCTTACAGTTAGAATCCTTTGGTATGGTAATTGAACTCAATTTGTATTTTTCACAAAATTTATCAGAACCTTCTATTCCTGGAGCATCATTGTCAAATAGTACAAGGATCTTTTCAAATCTGGCTTTGAGCCTAGCCATGATTCTTTCACTTGGAAAGGAAGTCTCACCTTGAACAGCTACTGCTATAAAACCTAATTGATGTAGTACCATTACATCTTTTAGAGCTTTAGTTATTATCAGTAGGGTACCTACCCAAGGCAGCTGATCCATTCCTTGCATTATATCATTATCTACATTAGTTACAAATCTATAGTTAGATTCATATGGTCTGTAGATCTTGTACTTCTGATCTCCAAATTCATAACAGAACATTGGGTCTTTAGATTCGTAAAGATATATATTTTTATCCTTACTTACCCAAAAACAAGATAAACTTGATACCCTAAATTCATTTAGAGTCTCAGTATCTATATGATATTGCTTCCAGTAGTCAAGACCTTTCTTATCCCATGGCTTACGCTTAATCATGATATGAGAGAAAGTCTTTTTGTATTCAGGTCTGATATCTGAAATAACAGGCTTCTGGGCTACACTTTTGTAGCTGCTTGTATTAAAACCAAGTCTGAAGTCAGAATCTATCTTCAGAAGAGTATCCATGTATTCATATCCTTGAGCCTCTAGGAATTTAAATACATCAAATACTTCTCCTGTAGCAAAATCCTTCATTAAGATCTTGTTATTAGAAGCTACAAATAGTACTGCAGATGGTCTTTTATCCTTCCTTAAAGGAGAATTAAAGGCCTTTCCCAGTGTGCAATGACCAAGATAGTATACCCATAAATCATAATCGGATACTCTATCAAGTATTGCTTTCTGACTTATAGGGGTAGTATTTACATTCTTGGTACTAAACATGATAATAGTAATAAATCCCCCCAGATTTTACTCTGAGGGGATTATTATTAATTAGAATGGCAGGTCATTAGCTACGCCAGTTGCAGGAATAGAATCTGCATCAGGCTTAACTACAGGCTTGAAGTTATATGACTTACTAGCATCAAACTTCTCAAGGTGATCCTTACCTTCAGACATGCTGGCTACAAAAGAATAGCGACGGGTTTTCAGTCTTACGCCAGTCTTACCATCATTCTTAAGATATTCTTCACCAGCAATAGCCCACCAAGCTGGCTTATTTGCAAAGAGAGGAGCAATCTTCTCTACATATGAATCAAAATCAGGTGCACTAATATCATCAAGCTGCTTTCTCACACCCAACTTATCAGCAATAATACCGATGTTCTTATTGAACTCTTCTACAGCTTTGGAGTCTTCAAGCTTAATGAAAGATCCAGGGAAAGCTACACGGCCTACCTGACCCTTATGACCAGCTTCAGCTTCAAATCCATCTGCAGTTACAGGAGGAGTCTCCATGAGGAAAGTCAATTGCTTACTACCAGTACTGGCAGTCTTGACTTCAATCCCAAAGATAAACAGCTGGTGGATGCCATAAGAGAAATACTTACTTACTTTCTTAGAATCTTGTGTGTTAACTCCTTTTGTGCTAAACATAATGATAAATTTTAATGGTTAAATGATTGGTTAAGATTATGCAATTGGTTGTACATTCATGATATTTCTGAATTCCTCAGAAACATTCTCATCATTAGCGATAAGCCTATTTACTTCCACAAGTGGTGATACAGTCTCAGTTGTCACTACAGTGTCATCAATTACTTCATAGGTCATCTTTTTAGCACGAAGCTTAAGGTTCAGGACCTTAAGATACTTGTTAATTTCCTGTACAGAAACTTTAAAATGTTCTGCCAGATCTTTGCGGGTATAACCCTTGTCTTGGATTAAACTTACTAATTCGGACTTTTTAATTACTGGTCTGCTCATGATTGGTTAATTAGTCTATAAATACTTTATCCCAGTTTACTTTCATCTTGCCTTTCTCATCAATTTCAGACAGGACAATCTCCTGATTCTTAAGATGCTGAGGTCTGGCGCCACAAATGATATCATCAGTAGTCTTAAAAGAAAGGATGTTCTTGCTTCCATCCCTATACAGCATACCAATGGCATCAACATCTGCACTCATCATAGACTTGATCTTGCCAGTCAAATCCAGATCTGCAGCATTTACTTCCTTACCATTCTTCTCAATAGCTTTTAGCTTGATATGGCCAAGATAAATGATTCTGTCTGACAGTGTCTCTACATATCTTACCACAGATTCAATTGCTTCTCTGAGATATAGATAGCCAGCACCGTTAGGCAAAGTCAATACATTGGTTCCATCAAAACTCTTACCCATTGGAGTCTTCTTGTACATGGTAAGTGCCAGCGGTAAACACATCTCCTCAAGCTTTGTGACAGTATCAATTACCACATACTTGTATGGCTTACCAGCTGCTACAATAGCATCACCTACTTTACGCAGTTCAGCTAGATCATTCACTTGTACTTTCATGGCATCCAAGAAGTCAGTACCTCTCTCAAGATCTATGATCAAAGCATTCTCAAGTTCTGCAAGAGCAGAAGTCTTACCGACCTTAGGCTTTGAATAGATAATGAGCTTTCTTGGACTGTGACTTTTGGCTGCCACTTTCTTGGTTGGCAACACTAGTTCACTCATGCGTTAGCTTGTTGTGCTTCATGCTCTGCAACTTCTTCAGGAGTCAGAGGAATCAGCTCGTAAGATTGCTTAATCTTCTCAAATACATCTTCAGTAAAGCGATGGAACTGACCCAGAGTCAGAGTCTCATCAGAATCATTCACAATTCTTCTTGCAATCTCACGCAGAGCTTCATTAAAGTCTGCTACTGTAGTTACACTTCTCTCGCCATCATAGATGACATACTTGTTGATACCCACCTGAAGTGAGTATTTACCCAATGAAGGATCTTGAATTTTCATAAATTAATTGTTTGGTTTTAAATTTTCTTTTTCTACTCTTTCAATCTCACGATTTAAATACCATTGTGCTTTCTTTAGATCCTCTAACAGATCATTTTTCTTACCAGCTCTGGAGATGTATTTAAGTACATTACCAAGATGGTAATTCATCCCCCAAGTCTCTATCACAGTGATGGGTTCAAGATCACTGTAATTGTAGTGCTTAGGTTTGTTCACACTATCAAACATAATCATCGTAATTTATACTGTTAACAGGAGGTAATTCTGCAAATGCACCTGCAGATGGATTTGCATATAGACCTATGGCGACATTATCCTTGGACAACCTGTTCTTAATGACTTTTAACATTATCATCTTGTCCTTCAGCTTCTTGATATCGTAGCCTAGGCAGCTATTCATGTCAAGCTTGTAAGGACACATGGTACCAAGAACCACATCAGCGTCCTGATATGGATTAGTGGAATCCTTGAAGTCAGATTGTTGTGGAGATAAGTCTATGCCCTTGAATTTAGCTCTGTCTACAGATGAAAGACCTTGATTAAATTGCTGGATATTGATAAAACTAAAACCAAACATGTTTTTAAGCTCAATACAATATTCAGAATACTTGTCAATCAGTTCTTTAGTCTGGAACCCTCGCTCCTTCTTCATGAGAGCCATATGGTCCATTATCACAATTGTGTAAGCATGTGGATCATTAGGCTTATAGCCTGCAATCCTTTGTCCATTTACTTTAACACCTTCAGCATTAACATAGCTGTAAGGTTCCTTAATGAATTCACCTTGAGATGCTCCAAAAGCCCATAGCTCATTATATATACCAGTAGGATTTGTAGTCTGAAACCTGAAATTAATCTGGCTAAACAGTTCTTCCACATAGTCTACTGATTCATAAAGATAATGAACTTCATCTATTCCTAGCTTATTACCGCCAAGACCTTTGATTTTCTCAGGTGGAACTATTACATTATATCTCTTAAAGATTATCTGTGACAGCCAATTGCACTGTTTAGTAATCCTATCAATCTCAAAAGAATAATAGAATACATTCAGTTTGATGCCTTTCTTCTTAGCATCTTCCATGGCATTAAACAAGATATAATCTACAAGAGTAGTCTTGTAAGTACCTGATTGGCCACCAAGAAGAGTATAACATCTTCTTTGCATCCCAAAGATTACATCATTAAGTCTTTCAAACCCATTTTCAAGACCAGAGTACTGCCCGTCTATCCCTTCCTTAATTCTGGTTTTTAAATCCATTGTATTATATTGAACTTACCCTTTCATCATCTCCTAGTTCAACATCAAGATCTGCATACTTTTCCCAAGCTCTTTGGTTAATCCATGTCTGAAGATTCTGCATATAAGTCATACTGTTCTTACGCATATGCAGCTCAGTCCTCAGACCTTTCATAACCTTATCATGGATTTTCTTATCACCTTTTACTACAGATTCATACTTTCTCTTGCATACTTTAGCATCTTCTGAGTCTAGGTTTTTAGCTCTTAGAACCCGATAACCTCCCCTACCATCGACTACTTGTCTAGGATAGGTTTCATACAGCTCCTTAAAAGCTGTATCCATGAAGTTAGTTGGAAGTTCAAAGAAGCTTCTACCTTTAGCAGTCAGCTCTGTACCTTCAAATCCTTCGCTAATATAGCCTTCCTGAATAAGATATGCAAAATCTTTTTCAGTCAGAGGTGCTAATTTAGCTGGCAACTGGTGATGTAAAAGGGCTAAATGCATATATTGATTAGCATTCAGCCCTATACCCAGAAGCGTTGGAATATGTATTGTTATACTGTCAATCATCATCTGAGTAGATTATATCGTCATCATACTGCTCCCTGTCATCAGGAAATATTCTTTCTATGAAATAGTCATCTGCATCCAGATCATCCTCTAGACCATCCCCTTTACATTTGGGGCATCTGAGTATGACAGACCCATTGAATATCTCACCTTCTCCTAAACAATAATGACAGGTAACCAAAGCCATAACTAGAACTTCTTATAGCTTTTAGGTCTCCAAAAATAGAATCTTCTCATCTTGGTATTATATGAATCCCACATTGTATTATAAACAGATACATTATATGAAAGATAGATACCAGTCCAGTCATTTTTTAGACGCAACTTACGGTAGTCTTTCCAATATATCACAAATATAAACAATATAAATACAGAATCCAAGACAAATAGTGCCTCAACTAGAGTGTTTAATGACTGCATAACTGCCTGATTTTAATAGTTTTATGCTGAATTTATCACATTTTCCAATCAATTTCTTGGTTTTAGCATAAGCTATCATAGATCTTAATACATTACCAGGTACTTTCCAGCGATCAGCTTCTTTAGCTGATATAACTAAAGACTCATCATTTTTTAATGATGCTATTGCTTTTGTATAAGGACTGGTTGCTTTTACAGGATTAGTTCTGAACTGAGCCTGAATTGTGATTGTTTTTACAATTTTCATGGTTAGTAATTTATGCCCATATTCCGCATATGGATTAGTTTGTCTTGTACTTCTATACAGAAGAAATGTTCTAATTCTTCTGCTGATACATCTGCATTAAAATGCTTTTTGATTTGAGTAGACAACACTTCGTAGTCATCTATCTTGCCTTCCAGCATAGTGACTGTGTCTACATACATTTGGATTAGTTCGTGCTTCATCAGAATATATAGTTTAGATCACTTTGTGTTTTTATTGATGTCTTGTCAGGCACTTCTACTATTCTACTTTTCTTAGTTTTTTCAATCTCACTGAATATACCTGAAAATGGCCTTTGTCTACAGGATCTGGCTGTAATCTCATCATATATTCTAGGGTGCAGATTATTCAGATATTGTTCAGCTTCTTTAAACTTCTTCTCTTGTACTAACTCACGCAATGTGATAAAATGAGGTCTTAATAATCTAGGAACGTCCTTTAAGTTCATAGTAATACCAGATTTAGAAAATACCTGTATATCAGAATATTGAGAATCATAGCTATAAACATTATGTGTTGCATGATCTCTGTATTATCAAATACCGCATTATATTCTGTAAACATGTTAGATCTAAATCCAGTCTTTAAAGCAATAAAGAATACTAGTCCCCAAGCAGATATTACGACTCCTGGCCATACTAATGCTTTATTTACTTCCTTCATCATTTTTAATTTTTACACTACTATTTGAAGCACTAGGCTTAATTTTACATGTAGCAGTGTCTGCTTTTATACTAATGTAATTACCAATAAGAGGATCATATTTTACTTCAAATAGCAGTCCTTGGTTCATAACTTTTTTAGTACAAACTTGAGATGCTGCTACAAGAGTATTAGGTTTCTTTTCAGGGGCCTGTGCATAGCACATGCTACTTGTAATTAATAAAATAACTAATGCTTTTTTCATAATTATGCTTTTAAGCTTCTTCAACTTCCCAGTATCTACAGCTAAAATATTCCCCAAGTTTATCTATTAAAGCTTGTGGATAACCTTGTTCTACCAGCCAAGCTTCAGTATCATTTAGTCTATCTTGAGGAATAGCCTTTGGAAAACCATATTTCCATCCTGATGGAGGATCACAAATAAGTATTTTCCTAGGCTTTTTAGCTTTCTTTTTCATTTTGTATTAGTATTAAACACATAAGCTGTCAGAGCAGCATCCATATCATCTTCTCTTTGCTGTCTTTCACGCCTTAGAGCCTCATCAAAAACATCATTCCAATGATCATGTTTATCAGGATTATCAGGATGCATTTCTGTTGAAAGTAATAAATTTTCAAGCTGGTCTTTCAACCATTCTACTGCTGTTTTTTTCATAGTTTAGGTTGTTTATATTGTTTTAACTCTTTGTTATTCCAATAGAACCTACTATAATTTCTATAAAAAGGAATACCGCATATGGTGTATGAGAAAAACTCTATACATCTATACTTTGATATTATTAAAAACTCTTTTAGTCTGTTCATTGTTGTAGTGCGGTTTTATTTTCCATAGGTTTCGTTGTAGTATTCTTCTCCATTTTCAAAATCTCTACCTGTTTCTTTAGAATGAAAATAAGCATAATCACCATCATCCCATGCCTTTTCTATTTGCCTCTTCTCCATTTCTTTGGCTTGTTGTATATGTACTCTAAAATCGGGAGTACAATTTTCTATTCCACCGAAATGCTCATCAATCAACCATTCTACTGATGTCTGTTTTTTCATAGTGTGTTTAGTTTAGTTAATAGCGTGTTTAGTTTAGTTAGTAGTCAGGACAGGATTCGAACCTGTATGTGTAACTTTCTTGGCCCTTCCCCAATGGCACACTATCCACTCGTTAATT